CAGTGCTTGATTTGATATCATTTCCATTAACTGTTAGATCACCCGTTAATGTGGCATTACCACTGCTATCCAATGCTAGTAATGCTGTGTTAGCAATACCACCATTATAAATTGTTAAACCATCTGCTGCACCTGTGCTAATGCGAGCAGTTCCAGTAGTGTAATCCATGACCACACCATCTGTAAATGTCGCATCCATAATGCCTTTGGCATAAACACCTTTGGTAGCAATTAAGTTGCCCCCAACACTTACGCTATCTGCAACTAGATCGTTGTTAATTGTAGTTGTGCCAGTGTTAGCACCGATGCTAACTGTTGTTGCCGCATTGCCAATGTTTACGGTTGTTGCAGTAGCATTGAATAAACTGGCAGTTGTTTGGTTAGTAGTAATATCACCACCACTAACTGCTAGATCGCCAACAACGCTGACATTGGAACCGTTTAATGTAATAGCACTAGCACCACTACTTAGAATTTCGTTGCCAAGAATTTGGACTACACCTGCAACGGAAGTTCCAGAAGCACTAAGCGTTAAAGCTGTTGCACCACCACTGCGTTTAATATCATTGCCAGATACAGTCAAGTCGCCTGCTACGGCAACATCAGCACCACTTAATGTTAGAGCAGTTGCAGTGCTTGATTTGATATCATTACCATTAACTGTTAAGTCACCAGCAACAGTGACATCGGTTGTGTTTAATGTTAATGCTATTGTTCCAGCACTACTTTTAATATCATTGCCACTTACTTGTAAGTCGCCAGAGACGGTTGTCAAACTGGTTGTAGGAGCACCCAACACAACGCTACTTGCACCACCACCAATATAAACTGAAGTTGCTGTTGTATCAAATACTGTAGCTATGCCTGTTGAAGTGGTTGTAATATCACCACCAGTAACATTTAAATCACCATTAACGGACACATTACCCGAACCATTGAAAAATGTCAATGCCAATGTACCATCACTAGTTTTAATATCATTACCGCCAACAGTCAAATCATTTGCGACACGGACATCAGCGCCTGATAATGTTAATGCTGTTGCTGTGCTTGATTTGATATCATTACCTGTAACTGTTAAATCTCCCGCAACGGCAACATCTGCACCATTTATGGTAAGGGCAGTTGCACCACCAAATCCTCTGATATCATTTCCATTAACTGTTAGGTCACCTGCTACAGCGACGTTACCAGAGTTCATTGTAATGGCAGTTGTGCCACCACTTCCTTTAATATCATTACCACCAACAGTGATATCACCATTAGTTACAATATCACCTGTTGTGGCATCAATAGTTGCACTGGTATCACCCACTGCAAGGCCAAATTTGACCTTAAATTTTTCGTTACTCATGTTCACACAATCCCATGTTAAATTCCAAGACTAATGCGAGACACTTGGAATGTCGTGCTATTAGAACTTGCCGGAGTAGCCAATATTCGTAAGGACCCCGCACTGACATCAGCAGTAAATGTAGCAAGTGCGCTTGCACTATACATTTCGCCATATGTTGTTAGATATGCTGTTGTGCCCTTTAACATTGCAAGGGCTTCAACTGCATGAACTTCTGTAGTTACATTGTCTGTAATATAGATCACAACCTTTTGTGATTTTTTAGTTGTGCTACTAATTTGAACTGTAGCAGTAGAAGTAGTTGTAGTTGTTTGGCTATTAAATGAGCTTACGCCACCATCAACTGTAATACTGTCAGCAGTTAAATCACCACCCACATATATGCCATCACTGAATTCAAATCTGTTATTTGAATCACTCCAACGCAAATATTCTGTAGTGTTAAAATAGATGTTGGTATCAACAGCATTGTTATCAGTGTTTAAGTAAACATTTTCCCAGCCTGTTGCGATATCACCACCATAAATCTCAAAACGATTTAGTGTATTATCCCAGCGAATATACTTGCTGGTGCCCTTCATGTATAGATAACTATCAGCTGCTGTATCATCTACGTTTACATATACATTGCCTTGCGCTTCCAAATCAGCATAACTTTTTAGTGTGTGGCTGACATCAAAATGTGTGCCAGCACCATCCCATTTAATATATTGGAAAGGACCACCAAATTGTAGGAAACTGGTGCCTGTTGGTCCGCCTGTTTCACCTACTAGGATAGTATCGCCCTGAACATCTAATGTACTTGTGCCAGTTAAACGCAAGTTGTTGTTGATATCAAAACCACCTGTTGTGTTGTTCAACATTAGATACTTTTTACTTGGACCGAAACCAAAGTTTAGATAAGCATCAGCGGCTGTGTTATCAACGTTAACTGTGATGTTTTGACCAGTGCCTGTTAGGTCACCCTGTGCGAACAAATCATTGCTTAGGACGAATTGTCCACCAGTATTATCCCACTTCAAAGATTCTGTAGCGTTAAAGTTTACTGCACTATCTATTGCTGTATTATCAGCATTGATGTAGATGTTATCACCATCAGCATAAATGTTGCCATTTACTGCGATAGCAGCACTGAACCCCCATGTATCAGCATTTTCATCCCAGGTAATTGTGGCATCTGTGCTTGACCCACGTCTTACTCTAATAACACCATTTTGTGTTGGAGTGCCTGTGTGATTATTCAACAGAACCAATTCTGTGCCAACTATGCCAAGATAGTTATTATCCAAACGTAATTGTGTGTATACTGTTGGACTACTTGGATTAAAATTACCTACAGGGTCTGCCTGCACTCTAAATATAGGATTACCACCAGTATCATATTCACTTAGGACTCTATGTGTATATGTGTCTGTTGTTCCATTTGTAGCACCCCACAGAGTGCCTACACTTGTTCCATCCAGAAGACTGCCAGAATATTGTTTTAAGAAGTTTGCGGCAGTGAATCCGCCTGTGACATTATTAATGAATGCAGGACGAGCACTATTAGCAATAAATGAAATCCTGTTGTTTGCAGTCCAAGCTGTGCCATTCCAATATAGTAATTGGCCTTGTGCTGTGCCGCTAGGAATATCATCTGCGTTACTACTAATTGTGATAGTGTTGGCATCTGTTTGAACAATAGTGATGTTTGTGCCTTCAGCAAATTTAACGCTGTCAGCAATACTGCTACTGCTCAATAATGTTAGGTTAGCACCACCTGTGGTTGCATCTGCCTGAATAGTATAAGCAGCACCAGGAATAGCAGCAACGTTTTGCCAGTATAAGTTACCAGAACCATCCGTGACCAAAACTTGGTCAGTGCTACCATCACCACTGGGCATTGTGTAATTTGGTAACGTCAGTGTGCTGCCTAAAATGACCGCACCTTGTAGTAAACTTGTTCCCTGAACTGTTAAGTTACCAGCAACGTTTAGGTTACCACTGACACTACCACCGCCTGCATTAGGCACATTTAAACCGCTGGCGTTATATAGCGTGGTAAAGTTACCTGATGCTACATCACCTACTGTTGCGGTTGTTTCATATAAACTTGGCATTGTTTAATCCTTACTTAATATTGTATTGGCGATACTGTCGTGGTTGCCAAACGCTTGTTAGTCTTGTATGTCCACCACTCCACTTACCAAGATTATTTTGATCTTCAACAGTTGCCCATGCTTGTTGGAATTTACCTTCATAAGTTGCTGCATCTGTTTCATTGTGGCGTTTTAGATAGTATTCACGCAATGTGCTGTAGATATAACCTTCTGGCCAAGTTTGCAGAACAGGGTTAGTTTGAGTGTTTAGATTTGTTAATTTGATATCAGTGATAGAACCTGTTGTTGGAATAGTTCCACCTACAACCTGAACTGTAATTTGTGTTGAACTATCAACACTTACAACTGTAATTATTCCACCATTGTTGATAGTTCCTGTGCCGTTTGTTATCGCCAACTGACTATTGGCAGCGATACCATCTGTAGTAGTCATTCCATCAATAACTACTGTCCAAGGACTTGTTGCACCTGTAACTGTGCTGATATTGCCCACCGCACTGATTAAAATGTCATTTACAGGACTGAACAATAGAGGCCAGGCCTTGTAGTAATACATGTTGATTAGGTCACCTTCTGCGGCATAGGGTAGGAATTTGTAGGTTTGTCCAACTTCACTGAATTTACCACGAATAACTGCTGGAACGTTAACTGGTTGCAAATATAATTGAGCAATCATGCCCTGTGTAATAATGTCCCTATCACCAATACGATCATAAACAATCCAAGGACCTGTTTGACTGCTTGCTCCAGTTCCCTGAGGAGTAGCAAAAACAACACTACCATTAACTGCACCAGTATTAGCCAAACTTAATGTGACTACAAGACCTACAATGTTTGTAACAGTTGCGCCAGCAGCAATACCTGTTCCAGTCACTTCCATGTTGGTTGTGATTGGCCTAGTAGGACTTGCGCTTAATGTAATTGTTGTTTCGCCCACATTGCCAGTTGCAGCAACACTTAGCAAATATTGGCTACCTTGTTTAAAAAATAGGATTGGCTTGTTCATATCACCGGGAATAGGAATACTACCAGTGTGATCTACAACACCAATATATTGTGGATCGTATGGATCACTACGCAATGCGGGAAGTTCAATGTTACGCATTGATAACTCACCTAAAAAGATACACTGCTTAATCTCTGCGGTGTTTGTGCTACCTGTAAAATCCTTAATATAATCTACAAGGGCATCTGCTGTTGGGACGGTAAACATTGATTAGTTTCCTTTAAAATATTTCTTCTCACCACGTTTTGTGGGATATGGCACTTCTACTGGAATTGGTAGTTTGCCACCTGGATAGCAAACATATTGATTGTATTCTCGTTCAACAACCTTGTAAAATTGTGCTTTTAATGTTCTATCATGCTTGATGGCGTTCCAGGGCATACCACCAAAATATTCATCACTAATACGAATACTTACTACATTTGGAAGTTCCATCCATTTGTGCTGTAGTTTACCATCTTCACCAATTGGTGCCATAGGATCTGGATAACCCATTTCTGCGGCTTTTCTGTATTCTTGGCAACGACGAGCAATGGCTTCTGCGTTCTTTTGTTCGCGTTTAATGTAAAACTTGCCATCTTCTCTACCAGTTGTAACAATAATGTTGCCGCTGGCATTGGCGCTTGTTCTTGACCAATCACCCTTCATGCTATTATACAGATCGTTATTTTGTAGCAATCTGTCTGCTATACCATTGTGGTTAGTAACCATACCACCATGATCTTGTCTGTAGTAGTTATGGTCTTTTTCTGGGTCCTTGTCGTCCAAATATTCTGGGTTGTTGATATCATTCATAATGTAGTATTTAGCGTAAATTAGTCCAGTATTTTTAGCCATGAAAAAGGGCGAAAGAAGTTTTGACCTCCCACGGATATAATGTATAATTCAATGATGGATATAAAATCAGCAAAGAGAAAATGGTGGGATCAACTCACATCTGCTAGACGCCGTGGAATTGAGTTTGATTTTCCATTTGAACAATGGTTACAATTTTGGTTAGATAGCGGGCATTGGCATCAAAGAGGGCGCGGCAAAGGAAAATATGTCATGTCCAGGATAGGCGACACTGGCCCATATCGCGTAGATAATGTTGAAATTAAAACTCAAGAGGAAAATTTAAGCGAAGGCAATATTGGTAGACAAAGCACACATTCTCCGGTGACTTGTTTACATTGCAAATATGTCTATATGAATAGAACATTTACACAACACATAGATAGCCAACGCTGCAAAGACAAAAAAGCACCCCGAAGGGTGCTTGGATATTGATTGCCCTTACGGGTTATAATCAATAGGTGCTTCCAGCACCCTGGTTGACACGTTGAACCATTGCAGATGCACGAGCACCAGGCAATGTTGGGTTAGTTGTGTCGTTAGCCTTGATGTTACCTAGAACACCAACGCCTGCTGGGTTACGAACAATCAATGTTCCTTCCATGATGAACTGGTCTAGAGAAGCGTCAGCATTGCTGAATACTTCGTTGTTAGGACCTAGGTCACGCAAAGCACCCCACTGAACAACATCTTCGTTCAAGAAGTAGATGCTGTTAGGAGCA